CATTTTTATTAGTCTTGTAGTCAACCAACCATGCCCGTCCACCGTCGATAATTGCCAAGTCAGCAATACCGTGCCACCAGTAGTCAGGTGCATCGAACGCACAGGCTACAAACTTACCCTTGCGAATGGCGATACCCATTTCAATTTCACAATACTTTTTTCCGGGTATTGCAATAAGTGCGTCAAGGATTGGCTGCATGTACTCGAACTGCGGGGGGATTGGTACACCATCACGTACGTAATCTTCGGCTGCCTTATGTACAAGCTTGCCGTAGTTAGCTGCTTCACCGCCCTCGTCCACGATGTCCTTCGCCACCTTTAAGTGGTAGTATTTTTTAGGACATTGCTGAAATGTTTTCAGGCTGCTATACGACCATTGAGCTTTCATTTGTCTACTATCTCAATTAATTTTTGCAAGTAGTGCTGTGCTTTTTTTAGATCCTCCACACCGCCTTTATCTTTCCACCTACTAACGTATTTGATAATGTTACCTTCAAGATATCCAAGGTTGTTTGCAACGATAAAGTCCCAAGGCTGAATCTCAGTCTTATAGTGGTCGCCGCCAACCTGTTGTTCATTAGCTGTAACCGATGACTTACCCATGTTTTTTTGTTCCTGTTCGATAATGTCTTTAATCTGTAGTGGGGGGTACATTTACTGACCTCTTACGCTTAGGTTTAATAGCTGTATTCGGGTTCAGGTGTTTAATAGCTGTAATCCCTTCTTCGGGTTCAGGTACAGATTCAGCATACTTGGCTTTAATCATTGCGTCCGCGGTTTCGTATGCAAGGACTGATACCGTGTCGGGTCTAAATCCGAACGATGAACGCCCGCCCAATATGCCCATTAACGCCAACCCCGCAAACAAGTCTCTCAGGTCTTCATCGTTCATTTCGTTGCTTCCTTCTCTGCCTCACACTTCTTATCCCAAAGCTCTCTAGCACTTCGTGCTTTTACCATCGCATCGGAAATTTCATAAGATTCTTCAGCTAAATATTGCGCCCAAGTAAACTTCTCATCTGCGTCAGCTCCTGCACCACCTATATCTAAATGAAAATTAACTCCAAATTCAATAGCATTATGAAAATTAAATTCATGATCTTCAGGTAACGCCGCAGTGTTTTTAATTAACGCTTGCATAATTTGTATCGCAAAGTAGTCACGCATTTCCATTACTTCTCCTTGGGTTAACATTCTCCGTAAGACTTACCGTGTCCGCTTTCACAGTTCAATGGTAAGTCTAGTGCCCACGATGGGCGTATTCTCATACACAGTTCAACATATTCCCGTGCGTTAAGAATTTCTTCTTCAGGTGCAACGATAGCAACTGCGTCATGCACGGTCATCACCACCCGATACTTCTTGGCAATCTTCAACATCTGTTCACCAATAATAGTACGAGCCAACCCCTGACATACATTCTCCACAACTTTGCCGCCATATATCTTATTAGGGATAACCGCTTTACCACGCTTGGTGTCGTATACGTACTCGTCTTTACCATCATCGTTCGTGCGCTTACGCAAATTGGGGTATTTAATATATAAACCGTTAGGCATACGAATGCCCTTTTTACCATCTACAACCAGTACATCCTTACGCCCTAACTCACTGGTTTTATCGTCTTCAATTGCATCGAGTGCCTTACCTGCTTCCCTCCACAAAAGTGGGATCTTAGGATATGTTCCACGGTACACCTGAATGATACGAGCTGCTTCTTCGGCTTCTACCTCCACATTGAATGTCTTTAGCTGAGCTTGAAACTTAACCGCACCCATGCCATAACCTGCACCGAGAATCGTAGTCTTACCTACAAACCGTTCTTCCTTAGTGATATCTTCTTCGGGTTTACCGTATATCGCTGACGCCATAATCTTGTATACGTCCTTACCATCCTCGAACGCTTGCACCAAGTCATCTTGCCCCGCCAACCACGCCACCGTACGCGCCTCAATCTGTGATGAGTCTGAGTCAATCATCATGTAGCCTTCAGGCGCATGGATAGCACTTTTTAATAACGACGTACGCCCTAAATTTTGCATATTTATTTTATCGTCGCCGCCCCACCTACCAGTGTGCGCAGCGTAATAACGCAGGGGTATGGGCAGCTTACCCCGTTTAGCAATACTACTAAACCTTTCAGCCCTTGTCTCTTCCATCGTAGACTTAAGCCCTAAACGGGCCGCTACCAATCCTTGCACTCTTATACTTTCATGATCAAGTAACGTTTTGAACCCTTCATCGGTCTTGGCAAACGCCCACGTTTCTTTACCTGTTGTGGAGCTAATCTTGCGCGGCGGTTCGACACCAGCATTTTTTAACGCAAGTGCAAATTGATCGTTACTCATTAGTGCATCACGGTTATTCATACCCACGGCTTCAAGCAATGTTTCTTTGCTAGAGACAAGCGCACTTAAATAATGTGTTAATGTCATTTCGCACAACTCTAATACCGGTTCGCTATACATGCGTATGGTTAGATCAATGAGCCGCAGCTCGGATGCGGGGAACTCTGGTGACATGCAATCAAATAGCTTACGTGTTAGCTCAACGTCATTGATGCAATACTCCCCGTACTCAGCTAGGTCGTAGGGTGTGAAGTCTAGTCGATGTTTGCCTATCGCTGACGCCACTGCTGTACCTTTCTGACCCAAGCCATAATGCTGCGTAAGCTTGTCGAGGCTTCCACCCACTTCTGTGCTGTGAATAGCACGAGCCATACTAAGCGTATCAAGCCAACCGCGAGGGTGAATACCAAAATGCCAAGTAAGAATAGCGGCATCAAACATAGCATTGTGAGCAAGTGCAAGATTGTCATCGAAGTCGAAACTTCCGAGAAATTCTTTGATCGCTGCGTCTGTGCCTGAGAACCATTGCGTTTCATCGTCGTTCACCTTTACAGCTACGCCAATCACCTCAAACTCTTCGCCTCGTACGTACTCCTCGGTCGTAAGCTTTGACAGGCTGTACGTTTGCGAGTAGTACGTTTCAAAATCAAGTGTAATTATGTTCATACAGGTGTTGATGTCTGATTGTAATTAACACCACCGTAAAGTTTATTTTTCTTGCTTGTGCTTGATGTCGATAAAGAAATTGTTTTTTCTAGCGAATTTGTAAGAGAACGTGATAGTTCTTTTTGTTTATCTTCCTCGGGCGACAACACCTCACGCATTACATAGTCATCAAGTGCCTTACGTCTGAGTTTGACATAACCTTTGTACAACGCATTTTTTTCTGCTTCGGTCAAGAATATCGCCTCACCCCGCATGTCACCACCATTTTTTAGCGACACCACCTGTGACAGCAAGTTCCCCCACTTAGGGCTGTTCACCATTCGATTTGGATTGACCTCTTCGTAAAACTCTTCGGGGTGCGTCTCCATACGTTGCAATAAAATTTTTACAGCAGTGCAAAAGTCCTCTCTCATGTCAACATCTCCTTTAGCGTTTCGCCTAACAATGTTAGGTTGCTTTCGTTAATTACAATCGCCACACCACCCGCCATTTGAATTGCAGCTAACTCCCTGTCTTGTAGTGCTGTGGTCTTACCCTTACCTGCCTTGCATTCGATAGCAAGAAACTTACCTCTCGCACAACAAATGATGTCGGGGATGCCTGCTCTACCCATACCGTTTGCTACAGGAAAAAAGTAGTACACGCCTACAGCTCTCAGTAGCTCAGTACACTTAGCTTTCACTTTAGATTCGGGGGTAGCCATGAGTTTATTATATTCCTATTTTTTACATTGTCAAGTACTTAATGAAAATAAAATGGGGGGTTAGTATATTACACGCCCCCCGTCGTGGGCTTGAGAGAGTAGGTGTTAAGTGCGCTTACGCAGTTGTCTAGACCTAACACCACACCGCTAATCACATATACAAGATGGGTTTACGATGGATACCATTTAACTAGACGCTCATGGGAAGAGGTTGAGTTGTGAAGAAGTATTTTTTTCTACGTAATCTTTTAATATCTTACGCATCACAGCTTGCATTGTGTTGGGGTGATGCTGACGATAATATTCTAAAATCTCTGGTTCCAATCTAATGCTTGTACATAACATAGCCGGTTTAACCGCTTTACCTCGGCCTTTTTTCTTGGGGGTAATTTTAGTGTTCATTTTTTTCCTTAAAAAGCCATGCGGCGGCTACATCGCACCTTGGTTTTAATACTGCTTCGGGGGTTCCTGCGGGTACAAAGTCTTGTTTTATCTTGCTTGCCTTAATCGGTTGTGGTGAGTCCACACCTTTGCCCATTGTATAAACACGCAACCTCGCACCGCCCGTACCTCTCGCCCAAGCGCATACGTGGATCATTTGCAGCTTGTACATCTCTGCAATCACCGCATTTACAGTGGCTCTAGGTAGATCAACATGATCGGCTAAAGCGTTGGCGGTAGTTGGTTCTATTTCCTTTAGCCCTTCCTGAACAATGGTTGGGTTTCCCGCCCTAAGATTTATGTTTGGCATCTCGTCTCCATGTTTCTGCGTACACACCTCTGCGGTAGCCAATCTCAAACGCTTTGCGTAGCGTCATGATACCTAGCTCGCTTGCGTGATCGTTAATAAATTCCATTGCCTTGACCTGAGCCTCAGTAGTGGTGTGTTGCTCATCTGCCTTGCGTTGCTTGCGCTCAAGTTCCTGCCATGCTTCTTCTTCATCCACCGTTCTTCTCCTTTAATGCTACTTCAATGGCTATGGCGTAATGCGTACTGCAATAAGCAACGTCATCTACTAGCCTTTTAGCAATCTCTTGAGCCTCTTCATGAGTTAGCCCGACCCACGGCTTACCCAAACAAGCACCGCACTTACCGCAAAACCGTTCGTATTGATCGGGTGATATTGGTGTGATTACTTGCTCAGGCAATGCGAGTACTCGGCGTAGGACTTCTAAAGCATCGTATTGTTTGGGGTAGTAGGCATCCCAATTTTCAGGCATAGCGCCATTGTCTGTTGCAAATGCTTTTAAGTCTTCAAAAGCATCAAACGCTTGCTTCATTGCTTCGATGCTCATTCTGTTCTCCCTCTAATTGATTTAGCACACCAGTCTCCATCAGAATTAAACAAATCCTCACACAACTTCGCACACGCTTCACGCTCTTCTGCTTTTATGTCCGCAATAATTTTCTCTAACGCAAAGACATTGATGTCTGAGTTTGCCGTAGACATTCCGCAAGCCCTGATGATTCGGTATACAGGGTCTTTGCTGTGTATCTCGTACTCACGCTCATCTTGGCGCACTAACTCTGCAAAGCGTTCAAGTTGTTCATCCCAATACCCGTCTGTTATCCAGATTCCATTTTTATCGTCAGGAAAATCGTTGAACCCCGCTTGTCTAGCAAGTTTTGTGATTCGTTCGTTCATTTCTCTCTCCTAAGCTGTGTGTCGTTTTAATGCATCGGCGTCTTCTCGCTGTGCTAACAAATGACCTACCTTACTCATGCCTATATACCCCTTCGGAAATTGTTTCACATCAACTCCTTCTAAGGTTGGTGCTATATCAAACACAATAGTGGTAGCGTTTTGAAATTCTGGCGCAGTCACAACGCATTTGTATCCATTCCAATCGAACACACTCAACCCACGAATATGCTCCTTTACCTTTACTGACTTACCGTTA